AACTGGTACTGATGCCTTTTCCTTTGTGTCTGCGGCATCATCAGTATTGCTGCCATCTGTTTTACCGGCCTGCCAAATTTGCTTAGCTGTCTGCGTATCTGGAATGTCGCTTAGCTTTATTGGCTTATCACTACCAAACACGCTATCAGGTGCTTCGTAAATCCTTGCTTTTTTTTGATATTGTGCTTCCGTTAGGATACCTGCAAGTTTTTGTAGTTTTAGTTTTTCGACCTTAGTGTTCATTTATTTTCCTTTTAATATCTGACTAACAGGCTTGGTTGACCACATCCGACAGCTCCAGTAGGATGCTGATGTGCGGTCTTTTCTTGTTGAACATTTATGCCTTGCTCTAAATGCTTTTCTTCTCTTAGGATCATCTCTTTTAATCGACAGTTCCTTATCTCCAAAATTTACCTTTTTGACATTTCCGGTTTTGGGATCTCTCACATATACCTTGTACTTTTTCACATCGCCCTTCATTGGCTTACCGAGCTTCACTTGCCTTCCTTTGTGCTCAGCTTCTGTGACAGGCATCTTACCATCTCCTATATCTTCCAGCAGTGCCTTTGCACATACTTCGCACATCACATCATCGTCTTCTCTTGTTACTATTGGCTGTCCGGTTGATACGTTGACTGCATTGTAAATATTGAACTGACCTTGTGATGAATGTGTGAATGGAAACTCTAAAGCTCGTATTCTATAAGTGATACCCGTTTTTGTATCTGTAACAACTAAACCTAAATAATTCTCCTCTCTAAAGACCTCTTCCAGGTTCTCACTAGTACGCCATGTACCTCCCTTTTTCTTATACCATTTGGATGCCCACATATTTGCATAAGCAGATGGGTAGGTATCAAACTTAGCCCTTGCAGCTGCCTTTGCTCTACTCCAAAGCTTTTGATTATTTGGTTTATTTTTTCCCACTAGAAAAGTCCTTTTATTGCATGCACAACTAGACCTACAGTTGCTGCATAAACAGCGTATAGTGCTGTATTTACGTTTTTCTTATATGACTTGAGATCATGTACATCCGTTGACATTACTGTAATCTCTTCGCCTATCTCATCTACAATTCCCTCAACTTCGTCCAACCTTCTCTTGTTATCATTTACTTTAACAATTATTCCACTTTCCGGATTAAATAGCTTTAACTTAATCTCACTCATATCTTGTTTTAAGCTATGGTAGCAGATTTTAAGCTCTTCTACATCGCTTTTTATTACTTTGAGCTCTCCATTAGGCATCTTTGATTCCAGAGACTGCATTGTCTCCAGAATTGCCGAGAGGGTATCAGTTGTTGTTCTTGTCTGACGTGGCATCTTCTAAACTTTTTTTGAGTTTTTCAACTTGTGGATTAATAATCTCATTAACCTTTTCCTTCGTCAAACCCCCAACCCAATCTTCTACATCACCATCTTCTGTGACATAGGCACGATTAGACATGGTTGCAGCATATTCATCTGCATACTGAGTTAAATCATTAATAAATGTTTTCATGTTTGCTGTAACCTTATTCCTCTGGTACTCTTCGAATTGACCAGTGCGGATTAATTCTGTTTCGTAGGTTATAACACAATCAAAGCACTTCTTATGGTGCTTCCACATTATTGTATCGTTCCTATGATTCATCTTCTTACCACACTCTGGGCAAGATAGTGGTTCGTATAACATTGATCTGACGTGTGCAAATCTTGATACTGTTTGCTTTACGCCATTCTTAATAGTCCAGGTTTTACCCTTTTCTGTCCAGATTTCTCCTTCTTTGTGTTGCATAACTTATTCTGTTCTTAGTCCGTGTTTTCTATATACTTTTTCTAACGCTGCATCGTACTTTCTTGTAATTCTTCTCAGATCTGACTTAACTGCTTGAACGACCTTTATTGCGTCTTCTTCGCTCGCTACCGTTCTCATCAAATTCTTACCACCTACTGAGGAAGTTGAGATTGTAATTGTTGCTTCTGGTTTACCTTCACCTCCTACGCTCACAAACTCATCTTCGAAGTGCAGTGTAAGGTTTAACGTAGGTGCCTGAACTAATGCTTCTTTTTTTTCCAAAAGAGTTTCTAGCAGTCTTTTTAGTCTCGATGATGCCATGATCTGTGTATGATGTGTTATTTATAAATAGGTCGCTGTTAAGTAAAACCACAGCACTTGTGCAATAATTAGCTGTTTACTGTCCTAATCAAAAACACTTTCGGATTGACACCTAACTGATAAGCGATATCCATTCTGGTATTACCTGCAAATATTCTTCGCTGTCCATCACCAAACTCAAGTACAATAGGCATGTCCATTGGCTGGTTTGTTTTAAGGCGATTGTACATACTTTCCAATGTTTCTTCGTTGCGGTATTTTGGGTAAGATCTATAACTTTTAATTAAATTCAAAAGCTCTTCTTTACTTTCAGTACCTGATCTATATGCTATACGTGTATCTTCGCTTGGTGTTATTGTTACTACTTTCGCTTTACGTGCTGCCTCTAGAAAGTCCTCTTCAGAATCAAAGAAATCATGCCCTTTTAGTTCATGCTCGATTTTAAATTCCTTTTTGAGTGAATCAATCGACGGTTTAACCCAATTAGTATATTGTACTGATTCTTTTAGTAAATCGAGCAGCTTTATCATAATTTTATTTTTTATTATCCCCTAATGCATCCAACTTCTCTTTCAATTTATAATACCCAGGATTGATAGAAAAGCCTTGATCAGCAAACTGGTCTAGATTCTTAATTAAACGATCCGGCCGGTGGAATTTTAATGGATCTGTCATGTGAATAGCAGATGGTGTGTATTTAGTATCAATTAGTAAAGTCTCGTCTTCTTCATAATTAGAAAAAGCCATTATAAACTCAGGATTAAATAAAAAGTTTGCATTCTTCAAACTAACTTCTGCTGTAATTGGAACTAATCCCTGTTTTATTAGCTTTATAATTCTACTTCCATCGGCGACATCATATGCAAATGAATCAGCATGCACCATTTCAGTGCTGAAACTAAGATACCCTGTCGATCCTTTTGATTGTATTGTAATTTGTGGATTTTCGATTACGTAAGTTTTATAACCGGCTTTAGACAGATTACCGTTATTAATTGCATCAAGTAGCGTGTCAATTCCTATTGTTGTACCTCTGTAGGCGTGTTTTAATTTCTTTGCTGACATGGACGGATCTAATATCTTTGGAAATTTTGATTTGAGCTTCAGGAGCTTTTCTAATATGCTAGTGTCAATGGTTTTCAACACATCTTTAGAGAAGTAGTCACTTAATACTTTAAGTAATTTCTTTTCATCTTCTGTGTTTTCCTCTTCCGGTTTTGCTATCAGCTTGTCTAGGAATTCTGGATTAATCAGGTTTTCGTCCTCGATATCCGCAAATAGCTTATTGCCGTACTCAAATTCTTTTAATAAATCTTTTAACCGTATCACTGTGCTTTGTTTAAAATTTCATATATCCTAAGATCTGGTTTATCGGTGCGAATGCTCCTGTGAGCTTATATAGTTTGCCTTCGTGCTTAAATACCACGCCTTCTGTTGGCATAATTGCATCAAATCCACCTATGTCTTCTAATCTCTTCAGCTGCTGTTTTAGGAAAGCTAGTGGATTTTTCTTAGACTGCAACTGTCCAGTTTGTGCTGCTTGCTTAATGTCTCTTATTGAGTTTGCCAAGTCTTGTCTAATCTTTCTAACAGATGCATCTGGATTGGCTGCTATGAGTCCTTCTAGGTTCTTGAGCACCCGTACACCTAGCTGCAAAAACAGTGTTTCTACCGGCTCTAGTGCCTTCTTTTTAGCGGTGCTGTAGTCGGACTTATCAAACGACTGTACCCAGCTTGAAAACTCTGGATTATCGATTTTGGCTACTAAGTTTCTGATATTTAGCGACTTATCGGAATCTGCCCATCTAGTAATAAGATTGCTCAATACCTCTTTAGAGATTGTGTAATTATACTCCTTTGCCTTATCTTTGATAAAATCTTCCCACCATGATCTGTTATAATCCCCTACGGTTTGATTGCCTTTTAGATTATACTCACCTTGGATGCTACCTACCATTTCATCAAAATACCTTTTTTGATTTGCGTAATCACCATCCTGCTTAATAGTTGCCAGGTCTGTAGCTCTTACTTGGAAGGTCTTTTGCTGAGTTACTTTGTACTGATCTAGTGCCGTCTGTAGTGCACGTATTCCATCAGTATCCTCATCAACGACATTACCCGCATCATCATATTCTTTGAAGTGGTGCAATCTCAGCTGTGTTACTCCGTAAGGCACTACGTTAGCTGTGTCAGGGTATAAAACCTCAAGTGATATAAACCGTTTGCCGTCTTCAAAAAAGTCTTCCTTTTGCTGTGGTGTAAGTTTTCCAATCGCTGCCTGTAAGTCATTCATCGATTCAACAAATGCTGTTTGAATTGGACCTCTTCCGTCAAACATCTTTCTAACGTCCTCAACACTTAACGATTGCTCTCCTTTATTTTTTAGATGTGTTTTATTTCTTGCAGCTCTCAGTTCCCCATCTTTGAAAGTTACCATGATATTTTGACCGTCTAGTTTTTCCTGTGCATACTCCACCTTACCGGACAGAGTTAAGTCAATGATGTTTTTAATGTCATCAAAGCTAAGCTCCATGTCTTCATATGGATGTACAAGGTGACCAGCAGCCCCTCCTTCATTTAGTGCAATTGGCTTCTTACCGTTTGATTCTACAACATAGTCGTACTTTTTTAAAATCGGTTCAATGGCCACCTTTACTGCATCCTTTATCTCTTCTCGCATTTTTGGGTTTGTGATTGGACCAAACGCTCCATGAACCATTTTACTTACAATATTCTTGATCAATATCTTCATCTTTTCGTCGAGCTGACGTGGTTGTCTTTTCGTAGATTCCGCTACTGTTTTAATTCCTGATATTTGCACTCTATCACCTAGCCCTTCCACTACAAAATCACTAGGTGATAAATTTTTATAGTATTTTATGTAGAACTCAACACGACTATCGGTGTCAAGTTGTTCGTTAATTTTTTTCTTACCCGCATTCCAATTTGCTTTCTTTTTGGATTCTGCTATTTTTTTTGTCAAAATATTCACAATCCTCTTTTGTGCTTCGAATGGTACTCCTGGGTAGTTTGACATTATATTTTGTGCATTTTTTTCTGCTACATCCTTTCTTAACGTACTAGCACTAATTCCACCAGTATTACCATCATCTCTTTTACTGTAGTTTAGTGGTGATGGATCAGCCGGCAAAAGCACCACTTGCACTCCAGGTGCTAGTTTGCTATGGTATTTACCTTCTGGCTGGTGTTGATCTGTGAAGGTTTTTACTCTTTCGTAGTCTTTTCCTTTCGAGCTTGCTGCTAACGCATATCCTCCAGGTTGAGCTGTTTCTACATACTTATAAGCTGCTTGGATTGGGTTATCGGTTTTGATTGGTACAACTTTAATCTTCCCAGTATCTCTTAGTAATTCTTTCCATATGGCGATCGAGTCCTCTCTTCTAAAGCCATCTCTTGGAGTAGGTCCTATAAGTATTTGCACCTCTTTAACTTCTGGAAGTGCTGCGTATGCTTTTGCTAAGTGCAAGTGCCCTGCATGCGGCGGTTTGAATCCTCCTGGAAGCAAAACTGTGATGTCTTTAGCCTCCTCTAAGAGCACGGATTCTATTAGATACCTTGTTAGTCTGTTCATTTTCTCTATAAATATTATCGATTATTATTTTAACGACAGCTAACTGCTGTTCTAAGCTATCAACTCTCTTAATTAGATCCTCTTTACTCCACGATAGATCTACAACTTCGTCTGCTACCAACTTACCATTAATTACCGCTGCTGCATCCTTATGCTGTTCCTCCTCAATAGATTGTCCAACGTAAACCTTGCCCATAAATCGCTGTGGATGCAAAACTCGTCTTTCTATCTGTGTATTCAGCGGATTGTATGCTATATAGTCTAGTATAAAGAAAACTCGATCTTGCTGCATTAGCTTGTCCGTTTCCGGAGTACCAATTCTGATCATGTGCTTTATGTCATGTCGTTTTTCGATTTCTGACACACTCTCCCCTGACCAGTTAGGATAAAAGCTCTTAATCTTTATCTTATTAGATGTTAGCTCGTCATTTACTGATATCGGTGATGTGTTTCTCACCGCAAACACACTCTTACCTAGATCTAGATATTTCATATTATAAGCCTCCTGTTGTATATCCACCTGGTGGTGGTGGTACTGGTATTAAATATATGTTCTCTTCGTAGATATATGATGGTGGTGCTATATAATTTGGATCGGTTGTTGTTCCTACCTGACACACCTCCACATCATCTATACATATACCGAAAAACTGATTATTGGACCCACTTGCTTCAAATACCAAACGGCCGTTTTGCCCCCATTGAACAAGAAAGGTTTCATATTGCAGATAGGTTGATGTTAATGGCAGTGCTGATGATATGTCTGAGTATCTAATCTTAAATATATTATTATCTGAAGGATACCAGCTTGCTATGCCTGGCTGAAGTGCTGAAGAGGTAGTTGCTCCAATCGCACCAGCTCCAACGTCATATATGTACACATTTAGGACTGCACCATCTCCAGTTGGTTGAAATTGATTTACACCGTGTAGCGCTGCATAGCTCACTGCTGCTGCTCCAGGACCTGTATCCTTTGTTTGTTGTAATTTGAATCTCACCTTATAAATACCTCCATTCTGTATAAACGGTGTATACTGTGCTCTTGCTGCAGTTGTTGATCCGGTAGTAGCAGGCCAGTATAGTCTGCTCTGCTTTAGGTGTGTATTTGCTGTTGTTCGCAATATGCTTGAACCATAACCACCTCCTAACGCATCGAACCTTCTCCACGATTCTGATACCCAGTTCCTTGCTATGCATGCACACTGGTCTTGTGATGATGAATGATACCCTTCGACCCAACTAGATGAATGATTCCAGTTGTTTGAGAATGGTCGTAATGTTGTTGTGCCATTCAAGCCACCCGTACCACCAAAGGTTATAGATGGGTCTGCTACTAGTAGATTAAACTGTGTTGGATCTGATGCGGCAAGCGCCGTGTACGCTGTTGTTGAAAATACACCCTGATAGCTGCCTGTATAATACGATCCGCTGTACCTTTGATAATTCCATCCCCAATTTTGTGGATAGTTTGCTGTACCCTTTGGTATTGAACCAGATCCATTGATTATATCAACCCAATAATTTGTTGATATTACTTGGGGGCTTGATTGATAGTCTGGGTTTGGATATCCTCCTGGAAACTGATTCGGTGATGGATCGGCGTAACTAAGATCAATCGGCTTGAAGTCATAGAATGGTAGCAGCGTTGTAAAGCCAATATCCGGCCAAGCTCCTTCTTGCGATATCATAGTCCTTTGGCATCCTAGTGACGGTAGAGCCTCCAACTCATTAACCCTCACATTAGGTATAAAGGTGACGTAATCAGACTGTCTGCCTAAGTAGTCAAAAAATTCAAATTTGAAATCTAAGGATTGGCTTGTTGATGATATGCCACTTGTTGCTCCTACACTAAGCGGCAATGCGTAAGTTAATAGATTCGGCGTAAAGCCAGTATTTGTGGCTGGTGTAATGCTCACTTCACTTATGTGGAATGCTCCACTCCTTACACGTAGTAGCAGACTACCAATACCCTCTCTATCGCTCTCAAATTCAAAAGAGACTCTGCCATATGTTTTGTACCTACCACTTCCTTTTGATGCCTTAACTCTACCGAGTAATTTTCCATATCTAGAAAATATGCCTCTTTGTGATGTTTTATCGATATTCTTGCTTGGATCAAATGCTCTAGGCAATATGCTCAACCCAGATCCAAGCAGCTGCTCTGATGACGCGTATACCTCCAGTGTGCAGTCATTTACGGATGTACCACTACTTTCAAAGTCCGCAGTTGCTTTTAGCGTTACCCTATATGTCTGGTTTGCTTTGAAAAACTCAGATTGTTTAATCTCAAGTAGTATTGAATCCAAAGTTACGCTGTTTAAGCTTTCATATCGCTCTAGATCTAATACATAGCTGTTTAGCTGTGGTACGCTTGATGTGTAGGTTTGTAGGCCAGTTAACACTTCATTTATCGTTGTTCCCGTGTCAGTCAACAATCTCCAATATGTTTGTACATTGTCTAAAGTCATATTCCCATACCACTTGAAGAACGTACCTTTGTATGGCTTATCATTGAGCGTATTCTCGTCAACTAGCACTTCAGGAGCTTGTACGATATTATCACCTAGCAGTTCATAATCTCCATACTTACCAGTTTCTTTAATGTATGTTTTGATTCTATAAACATCCCCAGAAATTGGTGATAAATCCTCCATTGTAAAATAATAGAAGGACTGGGTCACTGTTGTTGATGCTACATATGTTGGTGGTGTTCTGAACACCAAGCTGGCGGTTGCATTGTTTACTGCTGTGTATCTATGTTTTGTATCTAGTAGTATACCGCCTTTGCCAACAGTACTATAATCAACTGTATACGAATCCCTTAGCACAAGCCTATGACTGTCTAATACATCTATAACATCTGAGGTGTATACCTCGTCTGTGTTGATGCTTGTTACAAGTCCAGATGCCGTCGGTGGTAGTTTTGTACCTATTTGTGCAATCTCAACCTTAGATCCAATCATATCATCGGTAAATCCTCCGGAATAGTTGTAGATGGTACCATTAGCAAGAGAAATTGACACTGAGGCTGTTGCTATTGACAAAACGGTATTATATGCTGCTAAATCTGGGTATTGTACTCCGTTGAATATATCTCTACTCTGTACTGCTATTGTTCCATCTACAGTATTTTGTGTTTGGCTCTGTGGTGATAAATTAATATCAATTGCAACTCGTCTTTGTCCTTGTCTAGGATTAAATATTGCAGTTTGTGTTGGTATGTCAAATGTATATTCTTCTGAGTTGCTGCTTCTTAAATTAGTATCCAAAAACACAAATTGAGTGAGGTTAGCTGTACTGGCTGCCGCAAAGGAGCTGGTTGTCCCAACTACTTCATTATACGGTAGTACTACCTGAGCAAGCCCAACTCTAGGTGGTCTTTCAAATAGTATCTCAGAATCGTTTCGCTTTGTTGGAGATATAGTTATTTGCCTTGACCACTTTACATTTGGTCGATCTCTCCACACACTTGGCATTGGATTGTTATTTTCATCAACAAGTGCTGTACCAAGCAAAGTAACGCTGCCAATCCCCCTCACAGCATCATCATATACCCATACACTTATAACAAAGTTGTTGTGTTGATCTACGTAGTTGTTAATTTCTGCGTAGACTGGATTACCTGCAGCGTCCAGGACTTCAACAAAGACCTCTGAGCCTGGTTTTAGTTTATTTGATGTTCCTAGTAATCTTATAGCATTTTTACCACTTGTAAACTCGGTTGGATAGTTATTGATAACAAAGTAGGACGGAGAATTAGCCGACCTATCTGTAATATAGGTCTGCGCTGCTATGAGATTTTCCTTTCCTCTCCTTCTTTTACTTAGTGTGGCCATTACATATAAATATGCTAGTTATTAATATAACTCAGCCCTTCTCTGCGATCGATTGTAATTACTTTGTCTACCATATCCCTAACAACATCGATGTGTGATATTATTAGTGTGAGAGCGAATAAATCCTTCAAATTTGTAAAGAACATATGCATTGAGTTCAGGTTGGATGAGTCTAAAACTCCTAATCCCTCATCTATCGCTATAAAGTCTGGTCTTGGTAAATTGCTTATCTTAATCAGCGCTATCCTAATTGCAAGCGATGCAATAAACTTTTCCATCCCAGATGCTAATTCTAATGGCCACTTACGATCTTCGTAATTAATAAATACATTAATATTCTTACCATCTGTTTCCAACTGCAATGTAAAATCACTCACCTGAGCAAGCATTCCGTTCACGTAAGTCTCAATGTAGGGTACTGCTTTTGATATGAGTTTGTATGGTATTCCATCACGTGAGATCGCTTTAATATAGTAATCATATGCGTAGGCTTTTTCTGATAGCTCTTGCATGTGTTTAATGCTTTTTTCACAATTTGATATCTCCTTAATTGATACTTGCAAATTAGCATAGCATTCTTGTTGTTGAGCTGTTAATAATACTACTTCATCAACTTTGAGCTGATACTCTTCTTTTAGCAATGCTATCTCTTCCTTCAGCTGATTGTTGCGTTGGATTGCTTGCTGGTTACGGTTATATATATCTTGCTGATCTGCAATGCGGTCTAGCTGCAATTCTGTAGTTGCTATTTTACTCTCTGCACTCACGTATAACTGCTTTTTTTGCTTGATGCTGTTTGTGTGTTTATCAACAAGTTGCTTTAAGGTCTTGTAGGAGTCATATCTGGTAGTTATACCCTCATGTGCCTTCGTATACTCTGCCAGTACTGCCTTTCTTGCCAATATCTCTTGCACTTCGATCTTCTGAGCTTCAAGCGATTCCTTTGTAGCCATTGCATCCTTAACAAACTCATTATTAATACAATACTTGCAATTAGGGTCATATTCGTGTGTTTCTAGTTTCTTTAATTTATCCAATTTATGCGTTACAGTCTGCCTATGCTCTCTCAGTTCAAGTTCTATTGCTTCTAGTTTAGATACTTTTTCCGCATACTGCGTGTATGCTAATTCAAGCTGACTACCGTCTTGCTTTTTGTAGTCCTGAAGGTGATTTGTAAGCTCCGACTCCTCCTGACCAATGTTCGCCTTCATCGCTGCCAACTTACCTTGCTGCGCTGTGAGCTCCTGTAATGTTGCTTTATGTTTTCTAGCCAATTCTGCTGGATCTAGTCCTGCGCCTTCAATTTGTGCCATTTTACCGGCCAAATCGACAATCTGCACATTTAGATTATCTGCATTAGCTTGCTCTGCTTGCACCTTTGCTGTTATTATAGTATACGCTTCTGCTAATATATCTCTTTTCCCTTCCGAGTCGCCGAGCATTGTTTGGAAATCTTGCTTCTCATATTCCTTTAATACCGTTAGCGTAGACTTTATATCATCCGAGCATATGTCATATAACTTATCAAACACCTTCAGATCCAAAAAGTTTGCTAGTAGATCTTTTCTCTCACTCTGTGTTTTATCAATAAAGTTGGAGCTGTTATTTTGCAATGATAGCGCTGTTAGGATAAAATCGTCGAAAGTACCAATAAAGGACTGTATGTTTTTATTTGTATCCCTACGCTGCTCACCATTGAGTGATATCTCAGCTCCTGTCTCATCAATGTGCCAGAAATCTACATCTACTTTTTGCTTACCCTTTAGTGGGCCGTACTTATACATTGATGATGTACGTTCTATAAAATAGTCTACACCATCGAGCTCAAAATTGAATTTACACCTAAAAGATGTCTTTGTGTTGTTTAAGACCTGATCGGCTCGAGCTGCTCTAAACGACTCATCAAATAAACAAAAACACATAGCATCAAGCAATGCTGATTTTCCAGTATGGTTAGCTGCAAACAATCCATATATACCCTGCTTGTCTGTGAAGTCAAATATATTATCTTCACCATAGCTAAACATATTTGAAAACTCAAATCGCTTAGGTCTCCATACTATATTTCGAGCATGTTCTGTGTTTTGTAAATTACCGTTCAGCTGCTTATTGAGCTTTAATATTATTTCAATTGTTTCATCATCAACATGCTGATCCTCAAAGTACTGAGTTAGTAGCTTGTTTTGATACTCTACATTCCACACGTCTGCGCTGCTGTATTCTGTAAACTCTGCAAGCATTGCGCTATTCACCTTATCTAATTGCTGTATTGTAACAGGCCTGACTTTATACAGCTTACGCAGTGTTGCCATGGCTCTTTTTAGTTCTGCAGGGGTTGTGTTTCTTGTTTTAAGTCTTAGGCTTGTGTTTGCTGTAATATTCAGGTTATCCATCTCCAGTTGGCTGGGTAGATTTCCGTCCTCAACATGCACTGTACAATATCCATACGGGTTTTGTATGTCAACAAAATGACTTGTATTATGTTCGAGATCCAGTACAGCATAACCGTGGTCTGTGTACGATTCTCCAAAGTTTTGCTGAATCATGGAACCTGGGAAGAACACAAGGGGATCGCTTTGTAGGACCTGCCTCTTGTGGATATCACCAAGTAGTCCAATATCGTAACCATCAAAAGCCTTTATATCTAATCCAGACGTTAAACGCATTCCGGTATCTGTTTGGGAATTACCTACAGTACCATGATACATTGCTATTTTTTTATAGTAAGTTCCTTTTATATCTTCAGCCTTAACATACTTATCAGGTGTATCAAATACAGAAAAGACACTAAATAAACAATCTGCCACCTGGTATAAACCTGTGTCCTTCAAATAGTATAGGTTTGGATTATTCAATGCTTTTACAACTGGGCTGATTGCGTCTAATCGATTCGCGTTGTTTAGATTAGCATCATGATTACCCGCTATAACGATAGTTGGAGCAAGAGATGTCAGCATTGTAAAGAAATCCTGCATTAGTTGCACTAACTCCGGACTCATATCTGTTTTTGCGTGCGCTATATCACCACCTACCGTGATAATGGTTTTATCTGTTACGATGCTTTTTATATCTGTTTCAAATTGCTTAAAAATATACCTATACTCCTTGTGCCGTTTCCAGTTCCTAATATGGATGTCTGCGCAGTGTATAATATTGCGAACTTCCGTTAGGTTCGTTTTTATCTTTTTCACTTTCATAGGCTAAATTTAATTGTTAGCAAATCCCCAAATGTAAACGGATCTGTGTTGTTGATTAGCTCTTGCATCTTTTCATAACCCAGTTCGCTTGGATCACTCTCGCCTAAATGTACTAATCTCACATCAACACCGTTATTCATAAAATACTCAGCTGCTTCGATAGCTTGCTTCTTGGCATCACCATCGAGTGCTATATTTACCTGCTTCACTCCTTTCAGTATGATCGTTTGCTTTAGTTTGTTTGATATAATTTTCCCAAACAAAGGTATTGAATTTGTGCCGCAAGCCACAGCATCAAAACTCCCTTCGACAAGTGTTACTGGGAATTTCCAGTTAATTAAGTGCTCAAATCCGACTAGATCTTTACTTACGTTTGGGTTTTTATGATTGACCCTAGACGCTTCATAGTAGCTTCTTCCGGTAAAAAAGTTAAGATTATGTGCACTATCATAGCTTGGTATTATAATCATACCATTATACTCCCCTGCATCGCAGTACCCTATATTATATCTTAGGATGTCTATTGGCTGCAGTCGTCTTTTACTAATTATGTAGTTTATTGCGTTTTTGTAGTCAGGGTCTGCTCTAGAGATATATAGTGGTTTGAAACTTGTTGGAAGAGCTACGACCTTCTCTGCTACTGTCTTTGTTGACTCGCTTTGCGATTCTTTACTTGCAGCCGCCACTTTCATAACCAGATCACGAGGAGCTTCAATCTTCTTAAATAGACTAGTAAGATTTCTCCCTCTGACATTGCACACCCAACAATGCCACTTCCTCTTGTCTAAGTTTACTTGTAGTTTCTTCTTATAATGGTTACAAAACGGGCAATGATAGCTATACTCACCTTCTTTCTTATGCTCAATGCACTCACCTAACTGGCTTCTTAACGCCTTCAACAGAACCTCATCTGTAACAGTCATGTTATTATTTTTTAAGTAGCTTGAGTAAATCCTCAAACTCTAGTGTACAATAGACCTTACTGCTATTTTTCTTAAATACCAACAGTGGCATTGATTTTTCAGTTGAATTCTTTGATGCTTGATCCAAGGATTCCCATAGATTTAGTCGCTCTTGATTCTTACACTCAACTGCAAAAGGAAACAATCTCTGGGCTAGAGGTGATAATAACACATCAACTCCGGATGCTCCCATTGAGGTACTTCTTACGTCACCCTCCTCTAGCTGCTCAAAAGTTTCCAAAACTTTATCTCTCACGTGTTGTTGTAATCTTCTTCCTTTTGCCTTGCGGGATTGTACACTCTTTGCCATTATCTATCAAATTTTATAACATAAGTCATGTCGATGTTGTCTAATTTCTCTACCGGCTGAGGCAGCTTAGCTGCTACTAGTAAATTTCCAAAGTCATCATACAGACCTATTGATGTAACATACGGATTAAAATAACTTTCTGTAAACATTCCTCTAATCTTTTTTGTACGTGTAGCTGGATCATACTCAGTTAGTGATGGATTCATACTTACATTGCACTCCCCAGCTGGCGATGTGCATATAACTTGATATTCATATATCGTATGTGTTCCACGAACTCTTGCTGCCGTTACGCTGTAGTCTGCATATTTTGGATCGGTTATGGCAATCATACCGTGCTCATAGAATACATTACCAACACTAGTTGTATTGCTACCACTTAATGCAGCTAAAGTGGATATTTGTGCCGTTGTTGGTGTCTTCTCAATAAATAGTACTTCCGATACACCCCCAGTAAAGTACTTACTGTCACCACCCAAAGAGCCTATATACACATACGAGCTATTAATTGGTTGATCCAATGCTGCATCTGTTATGTCTGTTGCTGTCTGTTGTACTGCACCATCTACATATAGCTTAACAGTTGATCCTGATTTTGTATATAGGACATGGTGCCAAACATTTGCTAGTAGTGCTGAAGAGGTTACCGATACGGTTGATCCTCCTGTTGAGCGATCTGCTTGTATGCTAAACCCTGCAGATGAGCTCATCATCTGGATTTGATATGGGTATCTGAAACGGTCCGTGTTTGCAAATTCTTGAGTTTGACCATCTTGTGTGTACCCTAGGTATCTATACCTTCCGTTCTTGGTCAGTATGCTGCTTGTCGGCGCTGCATTATTGCTTGCTGCATAGACCATTAGGCTAATACCAAAGTCCTTCTGCCTAAAGTTTAGGTAATCTAATTGCTCATTTTGCCCTAATGGTACTACTTCGATCGAGCTTGATAGCGGTGCTGTGAAGTACGCAGCAGATCCAGTGTTCAAGTTTGGATAGGTAACATAAGTAGCTTCCGATGGTACAACATTTGATAAATTAAATGTGTACGGAAAGTCTCCTTTGTAATAATCTCTAGTGTAAGTTACCCCTCCAGAACCTATGTCTATGTATTTATGCAGGTCGTAGAATTGCCAATGAGTAAGTTGATCATCGAAGCTTATAAGGCTTGAGGTATACTGGTCGTTTGCTGCTAAGTTTAGATTACCGTACTCATCATCATATAAGTTGAATATACCATGAGCACCACTTATTGTTAGCCTTACACTGTCTTTTAAGATGCCTTCTCCTACACTGTTTGCTGATATTCCAACTATCTGCGCCTTTTGTCTTAGATCTCTTGTCTGAAGGCTTATATTTGGGTTGCTGAAGGTTTTGTACGGGCTCTTATAGTAATCTCTATAAAAAATATGATCAATTGAATTCCAAACCACTCTTTGAAAATACCCTCCACTAGTTGTGGGTTCAGCTCCTACTATTCCTGGGTTGCCCAGGTCAAAGGTATCAATAAAGACACCACCATTGAATGAACTTCTTATACCATAACTAGCTGTATAAATTGAGAAATCACCTAGGTTATTCCACTCCTTATACGCTTGAAATGGAGTTATAGATATATCAGACGGCTCTAATGATCTAAAAACTCCTGCCATGAGTTGTTATATTAGTAGCTTAACTTGACTTTTATAAGCGCTTCACGACTAAATGTTTTTAGTAGTGGTTTAGATAGCTTTGCCACAGCTACAAGCTCGCTATTGTCGTTGTATAAACCAACGGTAGTAATATACACTTTTGGATCACCAATCATATCTTGGAACCTTAGCTTACCTACCGAACCTGTCACAAATGTTGGATTATTGCTAAAGTTATTATCCCTAGATTTAATTCTAACAAAATATGAGTTTGATTTAATCTCCTGTTCATTTCTTGCAGCAAAGTATGATGATGCGGAGATGTGTCTAAATAGTTTAAAGTGGTTTCCTGCTTGGACTGATCCAGTGTTTGTTGCCAGAGATGCAGATGCATCTAACGCTCTTGCGTTTAATACGAAGATGCCTAAGTCTGGGTAGAATAGGCCGTATACTGTTGCATCAGAGGCAGTTACAGTACCAGAACCGGATATAATGTTGAACACCTGACCCGATCCGCCTTGTACTGGTGCTAGACCTTCACCACTATCGTCAATTAACTTTAGTGGATTTGTTGCACCAGATATGTGCAGTTCCCAGTTACCTGGATCTAGTCTTTCCTTATATCTTGACCTAGCTACACTAATAAAGTAAGCGTCATTAGGCGTTACACTACCAAAAGTAAAGCCGTCATCGTTTGGTGGCAGTAATATGTTTTTATACTGACTGTAGATTGCTCTAGAGGGTGTATCATTCGCATTACCTCCTACGATTGTTGGATCTCCTAAAGAGCCGCTTCCTAATCTATTACCGTAAGCAATTGAAAATTGCAGTTCGGAGGTCTCCGCACTAGTTACTGGATTTCTTTGAAAAACAGAAACGTAATAGTCTCCTGAGGATGCCGATTGTGCTGATGATGTGAAGAACCCAATTCCAGCAGAACTCTGCGATAGTGGGTTTAAATTCTCAGACCAAACAGGCTGTGTTACGATTTCTAGATCGTCTTTAATTACGTCTTCGTCTTGGTTGAATGATCTAAATATGCTCATTGCTTTTTATTATATTTATCGGTTGTATTATTTTATACTGTTTGAAATCCGCTGTTTGGGTTAATTCCAACTTGCTGAACATTAACAACTTGCAAAGTTTCCAACACTGTCGGTACGACAATAATTGACACTGTTTCAAACCCACCAGTCTCATTACCAAATATAGTCACTACAGCCGATTTGTTTACATTAGTTGAGTTTTGTTTAGCGGTAACTCTAAAAGATATGCCAGTAACGGTTTTGCTCTGAGGTAGGCTTCCTTCACCAATAAATGATGGAGTCGTTGCTTGCGCTCCTGCTGATGGTGCTGCCACAACAACCTCAATGTCGGCAACTGTTTGATCAGATATAGTTGCTGTATACCCTAATGCGACATTTGAATTTGCGCTGTTCACCGTTGTTGGGTTTAATACTACGCTTTGGCCGACTGAGGTTAGTGTCTGTGTTCCACTTGGCAATATTTGTATAACCGGTATATTTTCTTGACCTTTTGGCAAGGTGATTAGCTTAAACCTCATCATCTGACTTTGATCTGGAACGGCCTCGAGGATTGGCATGTTTTCAATCACAGCACCATAGTAGTTGCTACCTAATGTGTGTGTTGGATTATATAGGTCGTAATCAACCTCATCATCTGCCAATGCAAATCGAGTAATGTTTAACTGTCCAGATCGTGCTAGAATCTCTCTACCTTTTTTGGTCAAGATTGCATCCACTGTTACTGTACTATTGTCTAAGTATGCCATAGGTTTTTGTCTTTATTATAAATATACCCGTTTTTATTTTATTCCACTTGAAAGTTGGTATTTCCTAGCTGTGTTCTTGATATTTGTTGTAAAATATTTGGATTCACCGTGGTTACAGTAATTACTGGACCTCCATCGGCTGTATCATCACTGTCTATATTAAAATCTTGACTCACTTGTTGTGTTCCTTTATATAACTGTCTTTGTTTTCCTTCGTATAAGAAGTTGTAATCAGATACTCTTGCCTTCTGTTTTATATAAATAGTCATGTTGTCTACCAAAACGTACTTATCTGCGGCAGCTGCTCCGGTGAATACAAACTCCAACCTATCGGCTGGATAGCCAGTTGGTGTTCTGAATGTCTGGGTTGTTTGTGCTGTTGGTAATGTTCCTGCTGTATATGTAAACACTGATGTGCTTCCAGAATATAAAGTAACTGTGTGTGATGGATTTGTTCCTGCTGATCCAGATACTTGGGTTGTGTAGCTTGCATCGAGGTAGATTGCTCCATCATTCCCTGGTACCGTTATGCTCATAGACGCTACAGAAGTACCGCCAGTGTTTAGTGTCTGCGTTACCAAGGCTTGATCTGTTGATATATACTGCATTCTGTATGCAGCTATATCAAATCGATTTGTTATATCAGTCAAAGATGCGAATGATGAGCTGTTGAATGATCCTGATCCATTAAACATATCAACAGTAACTGTCACACCATTGCTTGTTACCAAATCGAACAACTCAGACACTCTGCTTGACGTTATTGTTGGTTGGAATGGGTTTCGCTGCCAGTATGCGTTTAATGAGCTCGTCCATGTAGATCCACTATATATGGTTTCTACATAAGTGTATTGTGTTGGTGTGTATGCATCAGTCACAGTCGCATCGCCTTCTGGGAAGGTTCCGCCTACCAGTGCCGTAAATGTTTGAATATTTGTGTACGGATTGGCCTGTGCAGATATTGCTAATACATTTTGCTCAATTGAACCTGAGTAAACCTCGTATGATCCTGTTGTTGTTACTACCGATGCTGATATTTCAAAATCAAATGCATAATATCCTTCAGCTAGGCTCTCCCCTGATGCATCAGAGACAATACCAACTACGGTTGGCTGTAATACACTAGTATCGATTGATGATGAATATGTTGCGTCTGCAAAGACTGGTTGATTAGTTGGAAGCTTCGGTCTTTCTAATATTGTTGGTTCTATTACAATACCAGTTTGAAAATTAGCTCTGAGTGGAACTAACTGCTTTGCTATTCTAAAAACCGCATCATCTATTTGCTTTACTCTTTTTAGATAATCACCTGGTCTGTTTCTTCCTTTATACTTTTTATCATACGCCCTCTGCATAAGCGTCAGACTTGGATAGCTATCCTTCGATATGTCAGTAGGGTCACCAATAAGATCATCTATATTGCTTGCTCCAAACTGCTCGGCAATATCCTGATTAACTTCGTCCTGTGGTGAAAAATATAAACCAAGTCTAGGTGAATCTACCGGATAGATATCGTTTGATGATACCTCTAACTTAACATTTCTGCTTAGTACCGGTTTAATCAGCGCATTATCCTCCAGTCTTATCTTGTTTGATATCTGTCTGTTACCACTTAGGTCTGGCCAAAATAGTGTATGTGATTCCGCGATCGATATGTATTGATTATCTAATGCTGTCGGGAACCCACTAAAACTAGCTAAGATACCTACATTTGTGTCTTGGTTTGGATGTTGGGATGCTATCGAGGTTGTGATTGCTGTGTTTATCTTCCTATTATCGCTACCAAAGCAAAATCGCGTACCCAGGGTATCAAAGCTGGATGTATTAAGTAGTGCTAATGTATCATTATTACCAACGTAGCTCGTAGGTGCTAGGGTGTGCTGATCAAACGTTGATTCGCTTATAGGTACTGCCCAATATCTAAACTCCTGTATCGAGCCACTAAAATAAGATGAAGTATTTAAGTTTGCTCCTGCAATATCCAAAGTACCACCATCCATATATGCTTGGTTGTACGATGAGCTTGTTGCACCTACAACCGTTATGCTTGCGCTGTACGTAGCTGCGATCTTGTCGTAGTTTACCTGCTTAATGATTAGATCGTAGGTGTTGTTATTTAGACCTGATCCTATCTCAACGCCAGTTCTGCGTAACATGAAATTCCACCACTTACCATCAAATACTGGAGCTTGTACCGATGCTGTCGCGTATCCTGCTGATCCAGATAGAACGAATTGAATGGACGAGGTTGTGTTTGTATAATCTAATTTGACTGCAAAGTCTAGGTTTGATGCAATATTTCGTTTCTCGATAAGGTGTTGTGTTCGATTACTACCGCTGACTGCCTTAAATCGAAGTTGTATTGTGTCTGGTCTGCCTACTGCCTGTAGTGACTGTGTCAGGCTTGTCCATGGTACCTGTACGCTGGATATTGCAAATGATTGAGATCCGTATGTATTTACTCCATAAGAGCCCGTACCATAGTATCCTGGGTTGTATTGTCTAAAATCACCTACATTTAGTGCATAGAAAAATCTATCATAAGTGTAATCCGACACCGTATCGTAAGTCGCTTCGGGACCGCCATACTCGCGGATGCGGAGCATTGTTGTTGGTATTCCAAAGATATTAACCAAGGCTCTAAGACCTCTTTCCGTTCCTTTTGTCTTTAATAGATATGGTAGATTGTTTATAACTCTTTTCCAAATCTCTAACTGCTTATCCTTTAATGATCCACTACTATTGTATATGAAGCTGCCTGATGCGTTTGTACCAAGTGCATATTCCCAAAGATCCTGATATTTTACACCACTATCGAATGTAATTCCCAAGGACTCACCAATGCTATATATAATGTCCTTTGCAAATCCCTCTGTTATTGATTCTTGCCTATCGTGCACATAGGTTAGTTGCTTTACGTACTCATACACCAAATCAAAATAATGACCAGTCATGTTTGTAAACAGCACATATTGGCTGTTTGTTTCATCTTCTTGTATGTGTGCTGGTATCGTTTTCTGTAGCGAAAAGCTGTTATTATCATCATACAAAGATGCTGATGCCATTGTACCGTTCAGCCAGTCGATTGCCTCAGAGGACGTGTAGCTGTACAGTGTGTATGGCTTTGTTGCGTTTTGCTTTGGCCAAGTTGTCGGATAAAACTCACCAAATGATGAGGTCTCATAGCTGCTACTTTCATTGTACAAATATCTCTCATACCCATCAAAGCTGCCTAGTATATTATTGAGTTGTATCTGTGTTGTAGTTATGTTGCTTGCCATCGCAGTCGATGCTGTTGCTGAGCTGCTTGGTAGTCCGTTTAATGCTGTTGTTAGAGTTGTCAGTCTACTGTTGTAAAACTCAATCTGCCTGATTTTATAATCAAAGTTGGCCAAGCGATCGTATGCCGATCCAAAGTATATAAAATTCTGAAAGTCTCTATAGTCTATGTTTAGTGGTATGCCCTCCGCCATACTTCCGCTGAAGATAGAGTTAATTACATTTGCTGATACAAAGGCACTGCCAGTTAGCTCATTATAGGATCTATGTGGACTATTGTTTTTTGACGTAAACCTATCTGCGGCATTAAAGTTAGGTCCCTTTATCCTTCTTGTTGCTGTTTGTGTTGGTCTTGGTAAAACTACCACCTCCTCAACTGCAGATGTGCTAAGTTGCTGCGATAAGAATACCTGAGTGCCTGTTACTGCTGTTGTTGGCAGTGGATTGCTCAGCTTTATAATAATGGAGTGTGGTGCAACTGGATACGTTATGTCGTCCTGGATATAATCAAATACCTCATAACTGTTTTGTGAATCCACAAACAGTCTCAACGATGGCAATACCTTTAATTTATCTAAACCAAAAACTCCCTGCTGGAAATAGTTTTTGAAGGCCGCAAACTCTGCTGTGTTATTTGCAGTTGGTATTACCCTTGCCTCCAACCTATCACTAGATAATTCAACTATGGTCATTCTCTGACCGTTTCCTGCTCCTAATATATTTCTTAGAAATTTGTATTGTACCTGGAATTTGCCATTTACATACTGTAGTCTTTCTAGGTCTCTAGTTACGTTAAATACTGCAACATTTGGACCATTAGATGTAAAATCTGTAATGCCAAAATCTGATTCTAGATATACTCCAGTGTAACTGTACACATCAAATAATACTGTGTCGCTTGGATTAATTGACTGATTCTTTGAGTATGTACCAAATCCTGGTACGTTAGTAGCCATTCCAACACTCATCGTCACCCTTTGTTGCTGCCTCGGTGTAACAGATGAGCTGGGTGCTGTTTGAGCCTCCACTTGCTGTCTTGTAAAATTACTTACTTCTTCTTCTAATCTGATTGGATTTGGCATGCCTTCTTTATATACCTATAAGTATTAGAATCTTAGTAAACTTAACTCCTGATAACGAGTAAGTAGTGCTTTTGTTGTTATATTACTATCAATGTTGCGTAAAGCTGATTCAAATATGTCGGTGTCGTTTTTAATTTGAAAGCCATTAGATATATATGACCCCGTTGGTTGTTGCATGTTGATATCACGGGTATCCTGGTCGTCAAACCGGTTTGACGGTTCGTTACGCTCTACCGACCGGTTAATTGCAGCGCTTAGGAATGTGTTGTATGGTGACTGTTGTAATGCTACTGGCACGCCTTGTATAATTATCGGCTGCCTATCAAAGACTCTAAAATAGCTTTGCACGCTATTTCTGCAAATATTCAAAATATCAGCTGATGGTATCGTCTGTAGCTGTGTATTGTTTCTCAAAGCATTATACCAAACATTGTTTTGTGGAATTGATATAAATGGAGATGCTGCATTAGTTGCTGTCAATACCGGTCTTACTAATAGCGTTGATGATGCTACACCCATACGAGGACTTCCATGTACACTATACCCGTCTAAGGTTATTTTGGAAGATGGCCAATCTTCTGGTTGGTCTATTGCTGTGTTTATGTCTGTTGTAAATCTGTATTGAACACTTGCACCTCTAGCTCCTGGTGGGATGCTTCCAGTTAAGTTATATGCAAAAAAAGCCGCACCACCTGGTGTGTAGCTACCATATATTCTAGAGCTTAGATTTACAAACAAACCTAGACGCTGTGTCTGTGGTTGCATACCTAGTGGTAATTTTTGCTTATCATCTCGTGCTATATCTTGCTCAATCAGTTTAAAATAATCTGCCTTCAATCTTCGCTGATCGGCAAGGGGCAACCTAGGAAATAATCTGTTGAGTATGTTATTTGAGACTGCTGTTGTGCTGCCAAAAGTAATCCTAGGTTGATTATTTGGTCCTACGTATAGCTGACTATATAAGATAGTCGATAATTTTCTAAATCTAAAGTCTGTGTTTAGATAGCTAACAATATACAGCCAATCACTATCAATGCCTGGCTTGTTAGCTCCGCCACGTGCGTTAGCGTACTTTCTCCATATCTTACCAAACACATCTAAGTATGTACTACCCGCCTGCTCTGTTACAGCATATCCAAGCAATTCGTTTGATATACGTCTTATTCTACCAAAGTCCCACACATCCCTATCTGCTGGGGACTCATATTCTGCTGCTGTGGTTATCATTGTAAAATATAAACACAACAGTGTTCCTAAAGTTTGATCTGTACTGTACTGACCTGGTATGTTCTTTGTAATATCTACACCATACGTTACTGTGTCCAGTGTTAGTTCCATTAAAAGTAGGCGCAATCTTGTATGTCTAATGTACCTCTGCAAATCATTAAAGTCAGATAGCGGTAATAGTGGCTCTCCGTCCTGAAGCACGTCATACTGTGTCTCCAGTTCTCCATCAGATTTGTGTCTAATTATAATTGGCTTAGACCGATCCTCAACTTTAAGTGTTATATTGTATGTATAGTTACTTGCTGGTACGCATTCTATATCAAATACGTCTTGATCTAATCCAGCTTTTAGCACATCTGCAGCATTGTTACCACGAGAATCACGAACTCTAAAGAAAGGTAACTTCCAATATTGACTAGATGGATTAAAAGATGGCTCCTGATCGCCTCCTGGAAAGTTATAGAGCTTTTTAATTAGCTTAGTGAAATCCACCTTCCTATTTGGTACCAGTTGAAATAGTTCCTGCACGTCTGCCCTAGTTATTTGTGGCTTATTCACTACTGCCGCTAAATCTGTCAGTGATGGATTGTTAAATAAATCTCTAGATAATATATTACCATTTGAGTCTACAAACTGTATAAACCCATTCACTTCATCATATCCGGCTGGCACTAGATCAATATCAAAAATGTCCTCTGGATATTCCTCCGAGTCTGGGTATATTTCAATTGTTGGTTGATAGGATGATGTGACTTCTAAGCCACCATTAAAGGTTAGTGCGTACTTTGTTATGCCTGCGCCTAGGTAATGAAATAGCTCGTAGTTACATCCGTTAATTCCATAAGCTGCACCATCTACGTAATCAAAATAATCACCTAATGGAATAAACTGACTAATTGCATATTGATTACGATTGCCGTATTCAAACGGAGCCAATCCTATATAATATGGTGATATGTTTTCGATTAGATTATATGGTGTATTGTCATCGATTAGTTTTGGACTAGGAAAGAACGCTGCATATGGTTGTGATGGGTTGTCGTTACCTATAAGTTTAGACTGCGCTTGATCTGCTCGCTGATCGTTAGAAAATCTGAAAAAACCATTTTTAGTTATGCTGGCAAAGCCTCTTGTTGTATAAAAATCCAAAAACTCTAATGGCCTAACCTTATCACCATCCTGTGACCATTCTTCTAGATTAGCATCACCAGATCCATCCTCTAGTATGTTTTTTGTGAATACAGTTTCTGTTGCTGGATTTATTATATTCAAAGTAACTGGATCGGTTGCTGTTGTGCCGAATTCGTTTGTTACCTCGCATATATAAATTCCCGACTTATCTTTTCTGGATTGTGTAGATTCAAAGACTAAAGTGCTTGTGTTTTCGAATCTACTGTCCTGTAGCACTAAGCCATTTCGTTTCCAAACATAACTTAGCCCTTCTTGTGTATTTCTTTTTGCTGGGTTGTTTGCTACTGTTGACATTGCAAATGCTGTGCCTTCTACAATATTGACAGTGTTATTAAAAAATAGGTCTGTCTTATCTTGATATATTAGCTCACCGTTGAGCCTGTCTACCCAAGTTGTCTGAGTTATATTGTCAATTGGTTGGCCTCCTATTGTTGGTGCCTGATTCACACTTGGTAATAGTGTAAATGTTGTAAATGACCTATCAGCAATGATCGAGCTGCTGCCTGATATTGCTGTTGCGATGTCTGCTCTCTCTCTTTGGTATCTAGTTATCATTCTACTGTTTGTCCAAATTCACGCCTGTCACGTGTACCTTCTATGTTTGGTGTTTCGCTTGTACCTATCACAACATCCAGATTAGGTAACGTCACCTGACTGCTTCTTATAAATATAGGCGATGCTGATAAATGGAATCCCGTTGCAAAGTGCCTAGGCTGACCATATAGTGGAAACACCTCTGATGGTGTTGGGTCTTGTGGTAATGCTGCCTTCTTAAACTTGTAGTTGTTTATGACAAAATCCTGATTACTGCTCTTATTTGTTGCAATATCTCTTGTGTAGCTTGGCATTAGTAATATTGATGGTGTTGTAAATCTCTTCACTTTATCTCCTGGTGCATCGAATTCGAATTGCTGAAAGCCTTCGTGTTCAAAGATCACCTTAACCCTTAGCTTGTTTGTATTTTCGTTTAGTTTAGGTATTTTTAACTTGCGCAGAAATATAAGCTGCCCCAAGCTGTGCTTGCTTGAATTAATGCCATTTTCCTCAAAATACTTATACAAATTATTAGTCCTACCTATCTGCTCTTCAAACCTCGCATTCTCGTACATGACATATCCAGTCTCATACACGTCACCAGTCCCATCCTGAGCTGCTGCTGTCTGCTTAATAACCTTAGATCTGTATGGATCTAGTAGCGGCCCATGTATCTTAACCAACGACGCACCGTTGTATTCTTCTATATAAACCCTTGTATAATCTTCTGCCCGCACTTCGACATAATCTAAGTTGGCCAATTGCAATCTCGGAAGTGGTCTTTGTATCTGAAATCCAACTAGATCAACCGGCACTCTATTATTTCCAGATGGTGGTTGTTGTAATTTCTTATTCAAGAAATAACTTACAGCGTTGCCCAAAAAACATTGCAAAGTTATTTGTACCCCTTCAACACCATACACAACACCCTTTATGTATTTTTGAATTGAATTAACATCTATATCTTGGTATATTTGTACCTTCTTGCTACCATCCTGATCATAATTAACTATCTTTGATCTTGTGAAGTATGTTAAGTTTCCTAACAGTGTTTTGTTTGGTTCCTTTTCAAAAACCGGAGCATTTGCGTCAACTTCGGAAGTAGGATTAAATGGTGTTATATCTAAATCCACATCATTAAAGTGGTCTGGATATACGTAACCTCTTACTGCCGCATCTCTAGCTTGGTTTCCAGTTAAGATGGTATTGTTTGTATTATTAGCCATCGTTTCTGTTACAACTTCACGACCGCCCGTTGACACCTCAGTCCATGATTGCAGCTGTTGACTGCCATTGCCGTTTGTGACTAAATTATTATATAAATCAGTCACGCCAATTGGATCTTGAACAACTATTGTCAACAGATCACCAACTACTGTGCCTACATCGTTTGTTACTTCACACGTATATGCTCCACTGTCTATTTCTTGTAGGTTGTTTAATTGCAGTTTATTTCTATTTGGTTGCGCTGTTGCTGTTGTTCTAATCTGAACACCGTCCTTTTTCCAAACATATTGTAGTTCGTTTTCACCAATCTTCGTAGTTACTTGTCCATTAACAATGTCAATACTACTATAGGCTTCAATCTGTAAGGTGATGTTTTGATTTACAATGGTTGTTATTGTATTATTCTCATCAACATAGAGCCCATACTCACCTTGTCTTTTTTCAGAGACTGATTTAAAATACGATCCAATCTCTCTTAATATAACTGGTGGCTCTGCTGGCGGTCCTGGATATAGTGTGTATACAGTTAAGTCCTCATTAAGTGAGGATGTTTGAGGTAGATTAATACGAACTCTTCCATTGAACATTACCTAGTAATCTTAAAGATAAAATCACGCTTCTTGTCAATATACAAAGTTCCGGTTGAATTAACAACTTTAAATACAAATCTGTAGTAAATTTCTGGCTGAAGACCATCCATCCACAAATTGATGTAATTGCCTGAGCTGTCACAGCTGATCTTAGTATAATTTTCATCAATTGGAATTACATAATCCTCCTTGTCTAGATATTTTACACCATAATAACTACTTGTTGGTAGGTAGTTGTTGGCGGTAACATATGATGATTGAGTTACGAAAGCTCTGGCTGGGTACTGGGCTCTTGCTCCAATCCTAAACCGAACTCTGCTATCCTTTACATACTCTGCTTGATTATTTTTTATATAAATTACGCTTGAGTAAATATCACCAAGTGGCGATAGCGAACCGGTAGCGATTGTGCTGTCGTCCCAAGCTACTTCCAGCTTAGGCGAATATATTGTATTTGTGTCTCTAGAGAAAAACTTTAGACTAAGAAAGGTGTTATCACTCGCTTCATCGATATCCGATTTCTTAATAACAAAACCGTCATTTGCAACTGAGGAGCTGAGCCATGCTCTTACAATGTTGGTCACATCCATACGCACATCCGTAGTTTGATAGCTAAACGACTGTGTTGCTTCGTATGCTGTATACCAAGTACCTCCTCCTCGATTTGACGCAAAGGAGCCAGTGCTACCAGCTGCAAATGATGCTGTTCGCCAGGCTGATCCTGTGTTTGTTGAGTTTAATCTATACGTCCACGATACCCCATCAGTTGTTGGTGGTATATTGCTGTAACGCCCTGTTCCCATATTCCAGCTCTGTGATACTGCATATGCATATAGTGTATAGTTTACTGGTATTTCTTCTGCTTCTGTTGTATATAGGCTTAAGTAAAACCTAGGATTTGTTACTTGTCCTGCAGATATGCTCTGTGAAATCGCTGCTAGGTCAAATTTGAGTAGTGCTCTGCTATTATACGGATTCTCTGCACCATCAAAGGTTTTACTAATATCTAGGATAGCATCCAGTCCGGTATTAATAATTGACGGATTAGGTAGACCTGCTGTGGTTGACTCACTTGCCTCGTATATAGTTGCGTCCGATAGTGGATAAATGCCGTATATCATAATTAGAATGTTGTTATTGCTCCTTTAATATCTGTATTCGGAAACCTTACTTCAAATATGCTTGGATCTAAACTTGGATATATAATACCATTTTGAGTTGCTGCACTGATATCATACTCGATTGGTGAATAACCTTGTGTAGTATTGTTTAGATTGTAAATTATAACATTGCTTACGTTTTGAACTCCAGGTACTTGTAGCAAGGTATTATATATATCTGTCAAATAGATTGGCTGATTAACCTGCCATAAATCAATATTAAAGTAGTTTTTCATTGCTTCTACAGCCCTAATAATCACTTCGTTTGAGTTACTTTGCGGTGTTGCAACTATAGCAAAATTAACGCCTATATTAACGTAATATCCATCCTTTATGTTAATTGCATCAGTTAGCATTTTATACTGTGACAGATACATTCTTAGGTTGTTTTTCACAGCATCATTCAGCTCTGTTAACTGCTTCTGCGCATTATATCCTAGTACATACATATTTAGCGCTAGCGGATTCTTTATGTAATCACTCCCAACAACAGTTTCAAAATTTGCTTGCTCATCTGCTGCAATATATACCTTAGCCACGCTGCCAAAGGTTGACGGTAGCGATAGTGCTCTAATTATATAATCCTCTCTAGTTACAGCTCTATTTTGTGAGGTTAGTGTTGCTAACGCATTCTGCCGTATTTCTTCAATGCCTTCCTGAGATCTACCCCCACTTGCTGGGTTTGGGTTTAGAACCGCTAAGCTGTTAATTATCTGAGTATTAAGGATGCCTGTGCTTGCCGGCAATGCTGCAGTATCTGTCGCTACACCCACAATTGAATTTACCGTATTCGCAGCAACGTTGCTTGATACTCCACCGCCTATCAGGTAAGTTACTGTCAGCGTCGTATTTGCTGGCGCTTCACCGTATGTCTGTGTAAACACCGGATTTGTAGGATCATAACTTACGTCGTTGTTTATTATGCCAGTTGGCAGGTTTAGACCCAGATTCTCCTGCAATGGTAGTAGCTCCTCATCTGGGGTTGTCGATGTGCCTGAGCCAAATTGGATCTCTAGGCCTGCTGGAGTTACTCTTGTTATAAACCTCTTTGGTACCTTTTTTAATTTTAACAAATAAGGCGTCTCATCGCTATACACTGCTGACTCTGGATCATTGTAGGCTGTGTTTGTTACTTTCTCAAAAATAGTCTCCTGCGCTAAATAATCAACCTCGGTCCAAGTATTGCCGTCTGAATCGGTTATGCTTTGGATTCCAATCAAGTTACCGTCTGGGTTTGGCAGCTGTACTTTGAAAAACTTAGTAGCAGGACCTACAGTGAAGGTTGATGTTGCGGTCGTTGCTGATATGCCTTGAACTCGCTTTTTTGCTAAATAGTACTCTGGCTGGCCTGTTACCTGGTCTATTTGATAGACACTTATTGTTGTTGGACTATCATAAGTATCTTGCGAAAAGTCGAATCCATTACTAACAATAAAATTTATGTTATCAGCACCCACAACTTGCATGTTTGGTTCTACTCTAAGTGCATATCGCATATCGGGTGCTGTGTTTGCACCACTACCACTTGCTGGTAGTAGCTGATAAACATCCAAATCAACTACTGACGGGATTGCTAGTTTGGCTCTATAACCCATCGCCGCTGCTATTGCTAAGACGTTTTTACGCTCAGATGCATTTAACAATAAGCTCTCCTTTAGCTGGGAGTCTATATAGTAATTTAATACATCACCGACATACGCAGCCATTTCAATAAACATCATACCTGGTGATGCCTCGTTGAAGTCAGTGTAGCTGTTTGGATAGTAAACTTTGGCGAACTCAATTAAACTCTGCTTGAGATCTGTAAAGTTTCTTCCATAATATCTTATATCAGTTAGCGAAGGTGTTGCCATCTTATTGTGTTATTTGAAGCTCAATTGACTCCGTTTCTATAGTGTTGTTTAGTAAGCTAAAAGTTAAGCTGATGCCTAGTGTGTTTGGTTTGCCATCAGGTCTGTAAACGTCCAACTCTTGTATTGATATATAAGGTAGCCATGTGTTTATTGCACTCTCAATAGTTACTTGTACTGTATCTAGTAAAAAATCAGTAAGCGGCTCCATAACAATCTTATCCAAATCACATCCAAAGGTCGGCTGCATAACTCTCTCACCCTTGCTTGTTAGCAATAAATTGAGTAGATTTGCTCTTGCCTGCTTTATTGTTGTATAATTCATTTGAAAGTTTGCACCCCTACTATTATTCATAGGCAGATCTAGACCTAGCGGTATGTTCTGCTCACTAACTAAATCCGTAAGTACAAAGGTCTGTCGAGCCATTATTTTCCGCTTATTTTATATGATTCTTTCAATACAGTCGAATAATCTTTTACAAACACATCTGTCCCATCTGTAGCATCCAGTTCCTCGTAATCCTCTTTCCTCATCTGTGCCTGAGTTGCTCCTAAGATGCCGTTAATTGACGTCATATCGTAGTCCTCGAGGAGTGGTTCATCGAGCTGTACGTTAAAATTGAAGGCTTTGCGGGGTGGCGTGTTGGTTGAGTGCTTTCCCTCCTGCAGGAGTCGTTGCTCGGAAAGTATTTGTGTAACCTGAGTTTGTACCTGTTTTTTAACCTCTTCCTTAATTAGTTTTTTAATTTGCAGGACTAGTTGTTGTGTTTTTGACATAGCTTTCTCTTTTATTATAAATATACTCGTTTTTAATTATAACCCACCCAAGGTACGATTGTTGGAGCTGCTGGTGGTGGTAATTGTAGAACATATGTGCCATTTATTGTTGCTATATGCTGTTGAAATATTCTTGAGATTTCTCCTACGTAATTTGTAATACCTTCCTCGGCTGGAATATTTGCTGGCGGAGCTGGGAATGTGCCTGGGCTTATAACTACAACCGTTCCAGTTAAGCCAGTACCTTGCCAAGTAGCTCCAGTCCAATATGCCAGTAGTGATTGGTACAGAGCAAAGGTTAAAAACCGTCCTTCGGAATCAACTCGCTTCTTCAACCTAGCTTTCAGTTTACTATTTATCTGCTTTTGAATTTTCTCTTGTTTTTGCTTAAGCACTTCCTCAAGCGGCCTAGCCAACTTCGTCTCTACGAAATTATCAATTAATCGTTTGACTTTCTTATAATATTTTGCTAGTAAGTCAAACAACTTTATAATCAAACTTCCTTGGACCTCTCTACCTAACACATCCTTTGCAAACACTCGAGCAGGTTTGTAAAAAGTTTGCTCTACGTTGTATAAGTAATCTTGAACTGGTGTTACTGTAAATTGCTCCAATCTTAAATCTAGCACAAAATTCAATAGTCGCAGTGGATCAGCTCCGCTTTGTATTATTTCAATGAAATTGATAACGGCCTGTCTAACGCTATTCACTGCTTGGTTATTTGCTAAAGACAATCGCAACTGGCTCACTATTGCATCCTCATTCTGCTGTGTTAGCTCTTCCATCAGTTTTCCAATCAGCAAGACTGCATCTAATAATTTCCAGTTTTTCTTTATTTCAATAAGTATAGCATTGTTTGGCCGTTCATTTGCTATAATACGACTAAGTTGTGAGTAGTTCCTAAACAAGCTGTTCAGCGGTCCTTCGTTTGGCTGCAAGTTGATGCTCCCCTGCGCTAAATTACTAGCTATATTGGCTCCATCGTTAATTCCAGCTGCGGCAAATGCTACTGCCTCTGCAATAACAAATATATCCCTCTTTTGCTGTAGTTCCTCATCAACCTCTTCTTTTATAGAATTTGCTTTTTCTCTTGCAGACTCAACCTGCGCAATCTGCTGTTTAAACACAGTCTTTGCATATTCCTTTAATTTTAACTCAGCCTCTTCTCTATATCGTTCTACTCTGTTTGTTAGTTCTGCTATTTTTGATTCTAACTTAACCTTTATTTTCTCTATTTTAAGAAATAACTTATTTAGCTTTACAAAAAAATCCTTTGCTGACAGTTTATCGAAGAGGTCGGCATCTAGTTGCCTGTTAGCTTTTTTATACGGTCTGCCATCTATAAGCGCGCTAATCTGCTCATAAGAATCCAGTGCGTCATAATACAGCCTCTGTCCTCTCACATATAATTGATTATATCTTTCTGATCTTCTTTGTAAGAACTCCGTTATGTCAAGCGGGCCCGCTAATCCGGCAAACACTGGTGCTAACAGTATAGTACTGTATCTATTTAACGACTGTTCAGTTAAATTGCGCAGCACTGTTCTAGTATTCAATTCTATGTCTCTAGCTGAAAAAACCAAAGCATTTGCTGTTGCAGCTGGATCGTTTATAAGGTTTGTTAAGCCGGTAAGCTTCTCTGTCCCTGATATGACCGATATGCCTAAATCTTCAAATTGGCTACTGATTTGATCGTACTGATTTTTGTATAGGCTACCTAGCTGCTCATACTGTAGCACTGTCTGTGTGGCTTCCTGTTCCAGTTGTGATACAAAACTCGTTATTTCACTTATCGTATCATCTATTAAACGAAAGGCTTCGGGTATAATTAATAGTACTCTCTGAACCGTCTGTATGCTATCATTTATTAGTCTTGCAATCTCTAGCGCCTTATTCACCCTCTCCTTAACTTCGGAGTTTATGACTTCAACCTTCTCAGCTATAAATTGTATCTTAGACTGGAGCTTTGTTACATTTGCATTCTTCAGCGCCAACTCCTGACCTTTTCTTTCTAAAATTATTTGGTACTTTTCAATTCTACTTGTAACTTCCCTCGTTATTCGTTCTAGTATAGTCTCTCTTAATCTTTTATTGGCTCTTAATCTCTTATTAATATCATTAATACGCCTATCTATTCTTTCCAAACCCTCTGATATGCTGCGAATATCAGGATCACTCGATGCCAGATCTGCTAGTAATATTACTGCTAGTCGTGGATTGATAACCGCTTCAACCACTTTAATGAGGGCTTGGATTAAGCCACTCAATTTGTCAAGGGTTGACTTGAGTATCTGGCCGGTTAGCGTTAAATCGCCAACTAGATCAGTGCCCAAAGATAATATGAATGATGGGATTGATGCTATCTCCTGCAGCTTAGCTGCTAAGTTAAATGGTGTAAGTCCATTTAATATACCACTAACCCTACCTGGTAGTGCCTGTACTACCTCTATCTTTGTTATATACTTATCTGGTAGTCCAATAAACGGTCCTGTCTGCTGCGCAGCTATTTGATCGAGCAACAGAGTAACATCACTATTCGCAATGTTATTAAATTGATCAACCTTATTGTTTACTGCTCTTATCGCTATCTGTACAACCCGCTCCAATTCTATGCCAACAAGAGCTAAATCCTGTAGTAGGTTCTTTTGATCCTCAATGGCTTGAAATAACTGAGTTTGCAGTTCTCTACCCTTACTCTGCAAAGTATCGATATTTGTTGCTATCTCTTCGATGTTATCCTTGAGTAATGATATATCGGCTGTTTTATAATACAGCTTGAGTATGTTGGCCATTAACTGTTCGCGAGGTGCTGAGGTTGTGAATGTTCCTGTACCTGGAACTGTGCCTGTTGGTGTGCCGGTTTGTATTGTTAGATTGTAATATTGTGCTATTTTTTCAGCCAACGCATCACCACCAAATACCTGACCTGCTGTTATGTCTGCCAGTAATGGTTGTTCGAATGTTGCCTTAAATTGTACGGGCATCAGTAGTTACTAAAATTGATTAAATAACGTGTACTGTAGGTTTTTTACTTTAGAAGTACGCCAATTCTGCATAAACGCATTGAAGTCGCCAGCAGTAGCCCAAACCTGGCAGCCGGCTGAATACCCGTTCACTCGTGTCGTTGTTCCCGTTGCTGATCCTCTGTGTATATTAATACCAAACAAACCGGTCTGCGTAGATGTACCGTCCCCTGCTCTTTTGTTTAGATTATTATCTCTATTTACGGTAACACCGCCTCGTTGCGTTCCTGCATCATATTTACCTTGATGCTTACCTATGCTGTGTACCTCATATTGACCTGGGGTTAGTACTGCTGCGCCGGTTGTGTTAAATTCCTTAAATCCACCCGACAAAACAGACCCTCCGGGATTCGTTGTCGATTTATAGTACGACAACTCACCGTTATTTATAACAATAAACATATCATCAAACTGATCATACGCATCAGCACCTGATCTGATACCGACTAACGCAAATGTTCTGTTTAATGGTCCGTATCCTAGTTGGGATGCCCGAGTCTGCAGCTGCTGCAATGTGTATTGTGGTATTGTGCCAATTGGTGGTGGTGGTTGTGGCGTTGCCGCTACGGCACTTTGATCCGATAGAGTTGTTACTATATTTCCTGATAAGTTATCATTAGCATCTGGTGGTGGTGGTGGGCCTGGATCATCTACTTTTAAATGACTTCTTCCGTCAACATATGCATAGGTACTTATCATCTCCGGAATACGTGCATTCAGCTTTTTTAAGTTATATTGGGAATCTCCAGCACTTATATATCCTGGACCGGCTGGTGTGTTGATTTGTACTGTCTGTATTGTTAAGATCAAATCACTCAACCAATCCGCTAGTTTGTTTCCTAGAATAAGTGGGTCATAATCTCGATCAGGAGTTGCAACATTACGCTCATTACCCAACACTGACAGCTCTGCTTTTGCAAGATCTCTCTGTGTTGGTGATACTGCCGATTCTGCTATATTGTTTACATTAATTTTAATTGGATCATTGAGTGTGCCAGTACCTAGCTGTGGCTGTACCGACAGATCAACGCCGCCTGGTATACCGGTCTCCTCTGGTGGGTTAGGTGCTGGTGCGGGTTTTGGTGTTGTGAATGGCAAACCTTTATTTGGTACGCCGAGAAACAAACCTTGATCACCAAATAAAGTTATCTCCTCATCTGTATCAACATTAAATGTACCTTTGCTCGACACTGCAATACCATCGCTACTAAATAACATTAAATAATCATCGTAGCTATTTAATATTATTCTGCCTGAATTTATCAGTATCTGCTTTCCAGCGTAAGTGTTCTCTTGGGTATTTGTATTAATACCTAGGAGCTCCTGCAATTCTACATCTGTCCTAGCTTCTGACGTGAATCCATCCTGGGGCCTAAATGCATCAATCTCAATAAAGATTGGATCTGGCTGCGCTATTTGTGCTGATGGAACTTGTAGTTCTGCGGCTAAGCCATCAATCCCGAGATTAGACGTACCTGGTGATCTCTGCTGTACACGATCTTTTATTTGATTATATGTTAGTTGTACAGATGCCATTATGTTGTAAAGATAAAGGTTGTTACTTTATACTGTTGATAAAGTGATGCTACATAGGCTGCTAGTTGTACTTGCCTTGCTGGGTCCTTGTCGTTTTGTACAGCCGGTGTGCGTATGGACTCTACTAGTGCATATTCACAGCGAGCTAGAAGGTCTACAATACTATCCCTTTTACCATCTCCAGATACAAGCTGATTTACATAACTTGTGCGTAGCTTTGTGTCAGCAGTTGTAGCCGATGCTACGTAATTTGCTCTTGCTGCAAGTAGTTTTGCTGATAACTTCACTAATTCCGTTGTTTGAAAACTAGCAGTTGAGCTTTGGATCTTATCGGCTAAAGTTGCACCTGGACCTGGAATTAGTGTATAAATTTTCGTTAGGTAGCTATCGTTGCTGGGCTGACCACTTAGCCATGCTGTAGAAAAGAGTTGAATGGCTAACCATGGATCGGCTGTACCTATTTCGTTATATTTGTCTTTTGAGTAGTTATAATATGCCCATGCAAAAAGTTGAACTATTGGCATACTCTCGCCAAGTATCTTAAACACCTCAGCTACGTAAGTTGGATTACTTCTCCAACCAGTTGCTTGTAATTGTGTTATGCCAGACTGCGCATACGTTGCGAAAATGGGTAGTGGATTATCTGTTTGCAGATACTCAAGCATTATTGGTGTTGTCAGTCCATTATATGCTGTTTTGCTTTTATCTTTAACATCTTGTACATAGCCAGACTGCCAAGATACCATCCACGGATACCAAACCCTCTCAAATACCATATTCTGTATGCCATAAGATAACGGACCATATCCTTCACTAACTCTAGCAGATGCTCTACTGTCTTGACCAGCAAGCTGAATTGCGTTCGTGAGCTGTGCTCTTAATGCCAATGCTGCATTTCTTACATCACCTACGCTCATAGTGTTGTCTTTGTTGGCTGTGGTGCGTTATTAGCTGGTGGTTGTAGGCCTAGATTAGTTCTCCAAGTTCGCAGGCCGGCATTTGCTATTTGCAACTTTAGTGATACTTGCTGGTTTTGACACAAATATACACTTGACCCATCTTTGTTAATATCTTCGACAGTCAGCTGCTCGAAATTTTCTTTGGATAAATCTAATTCAATATCCTCCGGCTGCCTTGTGCGCATGATAATAATTGGATCACCTGAGGAACCAACCTTAGACCAAGTTGATTGATTGTTATTAAGCTCGTCCTCGTTTGCAGGACCTATCACCGCCTGCCCGTAGTTGTTTGGATTTGCTATTGTTGAACCAAGTCTTATAGAATTGCCAAACCTACCTTGGACAATTGTATCCCCATCATAAGGCCTTAATCTTTTTATTTGTCGCCTTAAGAAAGTATTGAAGCGATCTTCATGCCTCTTTGCAGCTGTCTCCACTAAATTGACCGTATTACCGTCGATACTCTTTAGCAGCTTGGATGCAGTAGTGCCTGCAAAAGGCACTCCATTGTAGTTTAGTAGTGTTAGGTTTGTTATTGTACTAAGGTACACATCTCTAAGCAAAACATCATTCCCAGATAAATAATCTCCAGGTGCTGCTTTCATTACAACTACAAACTCACCAGGTAGTGGTATCTTAGTTGTCGATATATCAACTGGATATGCTAAGGTTGCTAAGGAGCTCTCCTCTTTGCCTATATCGCGGCCACTATCAAGATTTCTCACAATCGCGGCACCAAGATCACTTTCCGATGTATATTTAGCGTGTTGTTTTGATAATACTACATCAACAACCTCAGCTATATACAACCTACTCCCTATTACCGACTTACTAGGTGTTGTGCCTGTTGATTCGTATAGGTTAGCTAACCCTTTAAATATTGAGCTAAACCTTACAGCCATTACTTTGCGCTATTTAACAGATTTTCAGCCTCTTCCATTAGCTGTCTCTTCTCTTCATCAGTAAGTCCAAATTCGTCAGATGATTTATTGGTACCTACAGATACTATTAATCGTTGCAATATTGCTGCCAGTCTGACAAGGTGATCGTCGTTTTTTACGGACACTTCTAAGTACTCTTTAATGAGTGGTACAACAAGTGATGCATCATTCAAACTTCTGATCATGCTACTAAGCTGCTCTACTAGTTTAGTTATCTGTGCTTCCTTCTTTTTACTGGTATTGTATATATCAGCCAAAACATCAGAAAAAGACTTATCGCTAAATATTACTGTATCCTTATCCATAAACGCTGCTTTTATATATATACTAGCTTTTATAATTTTTACTCAGCTGAGGGGCTATTTAATACATGCTCCTCTAAGTATTTCATTATCTTCTTACTTTGTACCCCTGCTATCCACTCTATAAAATTATCATAATAGCCATCCTTGCGTAGTTGTTCTACATCTACATTATTTGGATCAAACTCATATGCATTATAGTTTGGTGCAGTACCACAGACAGCGTTCCATGCACTAGCCTCGGATACTAGTAGCTCTTCCAATTCCTCCTTACGTATAATTATTAAGCCCACTAGTATACGTGGTTTTTGCGAATACTACCGTTTTTGATAAAATCCTGTTGCATGCACTTGTATTTTCCCTTAAAGTTTTTTACAACTCTAGTTATCTGTGGTGTTGATACGTTGTACATTTCTTTAATATATAAATAGATTGCCTTTTTGTTAAATAGGTCAATTTTATCTTTATGCTGTAGTAGCTGTATAATCGCAGCTACAATCTGTCGATCCTGAGGTCTTGTATATATGTATTCTAGATTATCATCCCAATATTCGATGAACTGGGCTACGAACATCTCAAGGGTCATCTCCGTTCTCTCTAATTTACTCTCATCCAAATCATAACTAAGTGCCGATGTGCCTCTGTCTGAGATGTCAGATATCTCAGTTCTGTTGATTAAACGCTTGTAATTTTTTCTAGTCTTTAGTATGCAATAGTTTCTTGCTACAACTGTAAAAAAGCTAAAGCCCTTTCCTTTATCTCTTGTGTAGTTTGGAAATTTCTCCAGTAGAAATATGACAACTGAATGTTTAAAGTCCTGATATGACTCGGAATCCATATAATAAAACTTATAACTGCGGATAACATTCTCCACCAATTTGTTTATAGCGTACTCAATTTTATTTTCATATACTTTACCACGTATAACTGGATCTGCTGTATTATTATATTCTATTATAGCCTCATCAACCTCGGGCCCGAAATACTCTTTCTTATTCTTTTTCATTTGATTCCTCTAAGTGTGTTTTTATAAAAGTATCCAGCTCATCAATGCACTCCTGCAGTGCTACAAAGGTTTGTCCCACCTCGTCGTCAGCCTTAAATGATCCTCTATGATCTATAATGTCCATTTCCATTTTTACATCACGTACGCGCTGTATCGCAGCATAAATGAAGTCGGCATACCATCGTGCATAAATAATTGCCATCTGCTCCCTTTTATACGCTAATTTCCAGCCGTGTACTGCTACTGCGCAGAATAATACTAGTATTACAACTACTATGCTTAAAAATACTATCATATTAGAATAAATTTCCAAAGATATCTTTCAACTCATCCGTACTCGCCTTCGTAGCTAGTGGATTTTCCTTTTTTACAGATTCCCTCTTTTGGCCGCTATTAGCCCACGCTTCGTACTCAATTCGAGCCGCCATCATGTCTGCGTGATGCAATAGTATGGGTAGGTGTGTTTTTAGTTTGGAACCTGGATCGTAGCTAATGTAGTATGCCTTATTTGCATCGTCATACAGGCCATCATGAGTTTTAATAGCAATCCACTCATTCATTGACATTGGTATGTTATGTTGCTGCAATAGAAATAGGCTCCTATCTTGGATTGGCATAAAGTCCGGAGCTGAGTTCATCTTAAACATTGCTCCTTGGTTTTTCCTGTGCCACTCAGAGTCGTTAGGTAAATACATCTCATGCTCAGCAGTTCCCATCTTACCTAGATCGTGATTGATTGCTGAGAAGATTAATTCCTCGGTTGTGTAGTTCTCAACACCATCAAAGGCGTTCCATACCTCTTTAAGATTTAATGCTATATTAGCAACGCGCATAACGTGATCAATATAACCACCCACAAATGCATTATGATGATGCTCTTTTGATGATGCTGGCATAGTTGATATGCGGTCTGCATATGTATTATAAAAATCTAGTAGCTGTTGCTTCCTTGGCTCTGAGATATGCTTATCTATCAGTGCTAGAAACTTTGTGTAGTTCTCTACAATTTGTTCTGGTGTATACATTATCGTAACTTTTTATTTATTGCTTTAATCTTCTTTTCTAGAGTCGTTTGTGTTTTCATTGTTTTTACCCGCCTTAGTGATGCCTTCAGCGTACCTAGTTCAGCAACAAGATCACTAGATTCCTTTTTGGTTAGCTTCTTTGTGACTTTTGGCTTCGGCTTGACAGCTGTTAATGGTAGCGTACCTTTTAAATCTGGTTGCTCTACACCTTTGTGATAAACTGTACCGTCTTTGTGTATATACACGGCCATGAATTTCCAACCTCTTGGCTTGTCACTTGGCTTCTTGTTAAGTACTTCTGTCTTGTCCCAGTAGTTATCAATACAGCACTGCCAGCATAACACCTTCTCCGCGGAGATAGTCGTCTCTTTTATGGCTGAACCACAGTTATAACATTCAATCATATTAGAACATGCCATCTTCAAGCATAACGCGTTCAATTGATTTCTCAACACGCATTTTTGCTTGGTTTAACCGGTTAATGATATCCTGGGTTGTAATCTGCTTAGATTGCAAATCCTGAAGTAGTGTGTGGAGCTTATTATCTGCTTCACTTAATAATTGCATTACAGTGTCTTTGTTTTTCATAATAACTAGTTTTTAGTAAATATAGGGAAATTTAAAAAAGAAACAAACAGCGCTGTATAAACTTGTTTTCTACCAATCTTAACTGCCTTTGTTATAACTGGAGCTGAGCCTCCGGAGTACATAATTTTTTGTATAGTTCGATCAAATTGCATTTTAGAGCTAGAAAACGTAATAAAAGTAGCGTGATCTATCGATAGAGTATAAAAAGTATTTCCGGGTAGTTCAGTACTGGCTTTATCAATAATCATAGGAAAATTTAATACGTCAAGCAGTCTACTATATACTACAGATTGATTTGTATTGCCTATTCTACTGATATCAAAGATGCATAATTCGGATAGAAGCTCAGCTATATAATCCTGCGTAGCTACGTCTAAATCAATAACATCCTGCAATCCTTCAAATATGTGAGGTTTTATAGGACTGAGAAATCCACAATCAACTAGCTGCCGTAGTACCGTCTGCTGCATTGCCATCAGTCTCTTTTGTTTTAAGTTTAATATAATGATCAAAACTATCAACTAAGATACCTGCTTGCCATTTTTCAATACGTAGTTGGCTTTTTGTTTCCTTTAGTTGCATATATAAATATACATTAACAAGTAAAGAAAAGAGTAATAAAGAAATACTAAATACTAACATAATACTGTTGTTTATTTTAACATCACGATTTTTTTCCAGAAAGTCAACAGCTAACTTAAATTTTCTCCAGGAAGACACCGGAAATAACAGCGTTATCTCCAGTATTGGCTAAAGTTATGGTTGCTAGAGCATATATAGTGCCGGTCCAATCGAAATTGCTTGTTGATGCAACCACTGATTCCTGAGTCGGATCATCACCACTACTTCCAGCAGACCACTCTGTACCTGCTACACTATTTCTAATAGCAAGGGTTCTAGTAATCGTAGCAAATCGTGTGGTGTTACCTAGTACAGCTGACGCTATTTGTACTTGACTTCCATTTAACGTATTTGCAGTGTTCAGATAGATTTTTAGTGTTATATTAGCTGCCCCTGCAGTTGTTCTTAATAACCTGGCTTGAAATCTAATAAAATCGTTGGTTGTAAATGTGTTTGGATTAACTAGTAATGCCAATCCCAAAGTCTCAGCTAGTGTTCCGGTTACTACAGATCCGCTCTGAGCCGTACTAGGTGATGTGGTTGGTATATTTAATGCATGAGAAGCTGTTACAGCATAAGATGCACTCAAAGCTGAAGATGCAAATGATGCAGTCGTAGCATAAGATGCGCTCACAACTGTTGCAGATGGTGACAACGAAGATGCAAATGATGCAGTTGTGGCAAAGCTGGCAGAAGTAGCGGTAAGAGAGTAGCTGGCTGATGTCGATGTCGTTGCCGCATCTGAGATAATGCTATAGGATGCGCTCAAAGCCCTAGAACTAGATACACTCACTGAGGCTGATGTTGCGAATGAGGATGTACCAAATAAACTACCAGTAAAGCCGTTTTGTGACTGCACCGATCCAGTTAGGTTAAGGCTACCGCTTATTTTTAAATCATAGGCAGCTGCACCAGTAAGTGCATCGATCGATTGTGATATATGTGCTGCTCGTATTGTCGAAGAATCTGATATCCCAGAATTAGATAAAGTTATTGCCATAGTATGCCCTGTTTATTATAAGTATGCTACAGTTTATAATCCAACCCGCTTTAATCGTCTTGACTTTTGGTGAATCTGTGGTTTTGGTATATCGCTTCGCTCAAGGATTTCGTAAGTAAACCCAGTATCGATATCAGCTTGAAACATATGGTTAGTTGTCTTGTAAAAATACAGGCCATCGAAATTCATGCCATCAATTCGCCTAGGCCCAAAAAAGCTACGAAACGTATCGCATGTTACGCGATACCACTTTCCATTATCCATCTGCACCTGGAGATGTCTTTCGGTAGGAAAATCGTATACTAATCTATGTAATCTGCTCATGGTCTAAATATACGAACAAAAAACGAAATAAGCAACGCTATCTTAGTAAGTTCACATGGCCGGTAAAGCTATACCATTCACCTTTAAAGTCACGCACCTTGATCGTGTAGGTGTATACGTCTTGCTTCGCTGGTAAACCATTATACAGCCCATCCCAGCCCCTTGTCATAGGTTCCAGATTCTTGTAATCGGCCAACTCTTCACCCCATCTGTTAAACACTCTCATTTCGGCATCAACTATACCAATTCCATAAACTTTGAAATAGTCGTTTGTTCCATTGCGATTTGGTGTAAAGCTATTTGGTATATATACCATAAAGTCGGAGTTTATGCGTATTGAATGATATACCGAGTCAGTGCAGCCATACTCGTTGATAACCCAGTGATACACCGAATATATCCCAGTATCTGCTGGAAATGTAAAAGAGAGGTTCTGCGATGTAGCGGAGTAGTTTAATCCAACTACGTCCCAGTAGTAGCCAGTTGCTCCAGTAGATAGGTCTATAAAATCTACCTTTGTGTCTGCGGTAGTGGCGTTGTCCGGTGAAAAGTAATAATCGGCTGTTGGTAATGGATATGCTTTAATGTAGTTTGAAAAATATGCTGTTGTGTCGCACCCCTTATCTGACGTAGCCGTTAGACTAAAACTGTAATTTCCAGGAACCGTAAATAACGCGTTTAAATCGATTGTATTGTACAGTGTACTGCTAACATCCCACACAAAGGTAGATATCGTGTTATTGCCAGGAATACTGCTCAAATTTAAGATGCTCACATTCAGTGGTATACATCCCCAAGTACTATCACCAAGTTCTAGCTGTGGTCTGGGGTGAATGGTAAGTAGATTAGGCATGCTATCCTGACATCCGTATTGGTTTGTACCAACTAACAGTATTTGGTATTGACCCCATTGATAAACACTTTTAGGATTAGTTGAGGTAGAAAATAAATTACCATTTAGAAACCATTGATGTGTTGTTGCTCCAACTGATAGATTAGTAAAGGTAACTGAATCTCCAGCACATTCATCAGCTGATATAAAACTAACAAAAGGTAGTGGATAAACTTCAAACTGACCTGCAGTTGAATCAACACACCCATCAACCGAAGTCACCACCAAATTAACTTGATAAATGCCAGGTGAAGTGAATACATTGTTAAAGTTTTGTGAGGTCTGATTAATATTGTTTACACTCCAATTCCATGTTGAAATTTGACTATTTTGTACTGTTGAATTGTCTAATACAACTGTAGGGTAAGTTAAACAGTTGTTGTTTGGAATAATACCAGCAATAGGTATTTGATAGTTTCTATATTCTTGAACTAGAGTATCTAAACACCCATCTGTATTTTGCACAATTAATTGAACCTGATAAGTTCCATTTGTTTGATAGATATGAGTAGGGCTAGTTTGATTAGAGGTGTTGCCATCTCCAAAATTCCAATTCCAGGAAGCAATGTTAAATAAACTTAAATCGGTGAATGGAGCTATCATACCACATGAATCAGGTAACAC